ACGCCAATAGCGCACTACAAGGTGATTTGTACCTGCATCAAATGAATACGCTTTACCAGATGTACGAAATACTTAATCCCCATCCAATCACTGGTAAATTCACGATATATAATATTCGTACAGAAGTTTCATATGTCAGCACCTGTGAACGACGTAGGATCATCCAAAGCTATTAACACAGGTTCAGGATTATGAAGTTGGGACTGTGGGCTTTGTGTTCCACATTGGTTTGCAGTTCTCACGCATTTTTTCAGCGCAGTCTTTGAGTTTCTCTCTCCGTTGCTGATCAGACAGCACATACACTGCTGCAGCGCCACCTACAGCACCTGCGGTTACACCAGCCATAAAGATATTTGCTGCTACAAATTTTAACGGAAAAAACATCCTAATCTCCTCAATCGTGTCTGCGACATAGATGTAGGATTGAAAGCAAGTTGCTCCAATTACATATTGTCGCGGATATTTGAAAAACTTTTGGGGGAATTAGCTTTCGGCGCAATAGCTATCGTATGTGTCAGAACTACAAATTCGGCTGAATTATCAGCGACACGCCAGCTATTTCAAAAGAATTATGAAAAATGCTGTTTTTGTGGTAACATGTAATGGTTGGCGGGCGATCTGTCGTAAACCATCAACTCCATATATGATGTAAAAATGTGGTTATACCTGTCGCCTGCCTTCACCAAGGGGCGAGACGAGCAGTAACAATTTCCTCCCTGTTGTACGACGACTTGCCCCTTTTCACTGTGCAAGTATTTTAATCATTTTGACATGTCGGTGCACATATATCAGTCAAATAAGCTTACTAACGTTGGGCCGTAATTGGTTAGGCTATGGTTTTAATAAACGGTGATTAATATTGTACATGTTACGATACTCCCAAATATCAATGACATCACTTAGCTGGAGCCGCATGTCTCTGTTATTTTATCCTACCTTACGCGGTTCCAGCACCTTTAACTCACCATAGAATTGGCGTTTTCAAGCAACTCATAGCTTTGCCACAACACACCTGTCTAGATCGCTGCCAACAGTGTTAGCAGGTCTATCGGGTCACCTATTTTTGACTTTTTAAATAAGAGCAGTAATGTTTCTATCGAACGACGCCAAAAAACAGGGAGCGAACTCATGGAACACATGAGGGATTTTTGGGCGCGTGAATGGTTGCTGCGGAGCATCGCAATGCGACACGATACTCACAAACCTGATGAGATAATAAAAATAGCCACAACTGCTGGATACATATGTAGTAACGGCAATCTGACAAAAACAGGTCGTGAATTTATTGAACTCTCTAAGGATGACGATGAAAAAATTCGCCTGCAGAGCCAGATAATTTTTCCTCTTTAAGGCATCTGTGTCAGCACCAAAAATAGTATTGCAATTATTAAAGCAGATGCACCAATTGTGATTGCCCCAAGCCATTTTACGCGGGCAAATACTTCTCGATACTGGAACGGCCACTCATACCCTTACGCATACGATACATTTATTAGCTGCCGGTATGCTAAATTTATCTGCTCAACGTTTCTGTGACATGGATAGTTTTGTATGCCCTTAGCGTTGAAATATTAGGCAAGGGTTACCGAAAACCGCACAAAATTCACTCAAATCCTCCACTAATACTTCACAAAGCACGTTTATCTTTGACCAAGTGATAAAATTTAATTGACGCTAGGTAAGCCAACACAAGGAGACCGTTATGTCAGAGTATGATCCCGAATTTATCGGGCCTATCAGGGCACCCGACTATCTGCCCCTTGAATTTCAAATTATCTTTATCCGATCTGTGCTAAAAAGTTGGCTGCAACCCGAGAAAGATCACTTCGCGTATCGCGATGATGTGCGTTTCTAGTTATAACTCTGTAGATGCACAAAATGACCACGGTCGCGCTCGGGCGCACGCTTAGACCCCCATTTGATAGGGATCATTGGGGGAAACTCGAAGTTTATCTTTGACCCAACTCAATGCTAATGCCTAAGGTGATTGCAGAACTTCAACAGGAGTACCAAATGTCAGAAATCCAAGGAGGCTGCTTGTGCGGTTCTGTGCGTTTCACATGCAAGTCTGCGCCAATTGCTTCTTACGCATGCCATTGTCGGTTTTGTCAGCGTAGCTTGGGTACCGCCTATCGCGCTGCAATGTCGTTTAATCTTGACGACGTGCAATTTAACGATGGTGAATTACGGACCTATACTTACAAAAGCGATGAACACGGCCGCGAACTATATATTTATTTTTGTCCAACATGTTCGACACAAGTTACGGCAACAACTGAACGGTTTCCTGATCGACGCGTAATGATGATAGGGACACTGGATGACCCAAGCCAAATCGATGTGAACACTCACATGTTTGCAGATGAAAGTCTCCACTGGGTGTCTGCGCATGATGATGATGTCGTTTATGGAAAACACCGAATAAACGAGGATGGCTCTGCTGCTGAGCCGGTATGAAAAATAAAATTTGTGGTTGTTACAGTTTTATTTGTTCGGGTTTCTACTGAACCGCCTGCTCATCGGGCGCGGAGTAAATCTTGGGTTTCTTCGATGCTTCTTTTCGCGCAGCAGAACGAGAATTAGTGCGACTAAAACGAGGAATAGGATTGTTTCAGTCATCGACTAAAACCTGTAATGACGGATAGTAAACATCTTAATCGAACTTGGATCGTCGCTCTAAACTTCTTTTTGAGTATACGTCTTCCCTATCATAAAACTCATCGAATGATGGAATATCTGTACCAAGCTCAACCCAAGAAAGCTTACTCTTTGTGAAGATGTGTGCTAGTGGCGGGAAGCTTTCAGCGCTATCTAAAGTTGTTGTTTTAAAAGCTAATATCTGGTCAGTGCCAATAGCTGCAAAGTGACTGAACACTTGATCACCACATCTCTCGCAGCGTTGTATGGAGTGACCGCTGCCGCTACCAGATGGTCCCACAGTTGTCACCAGCTTTCCTTTATCCACGATAAAGTTGCTTGCTTCTATCAGTGAATGAACAACAAATGCGGATGCCGTGTAGCGCTGACAGAGCTTACAATGACATGCGTGTGTAAACATCGGTTCGTCGTTAATGTGGTAACGAACATCGCCACAAGAGCAACCGCCTTCATGTCTTTCCATAATGGACCTCATAACTTTTATGCTACCATTTCAGGATGACCCAACTGCAGACCATAAGCAACAACCACATGTCTCTTGAGTGCCGCTGTGGGCATCGCAAACATTGATTTTCGGAGCGCGAGCATCACCTTTGTGTCATGGTCGAGTGGATTTGACCAGATAGCTGACGGACGGGTTTCACCAATGCTATGACGTCTGTCAGCTCATAAAGGATCGTGCCTGAATACACGCGAAACGGTCAACGGTAAGCCAGTTAGGATAAAAAATGACACCTTCATACGGGTTCGGCGATAAGGCTGGGCAACCCAAAGACTACAAGTGCGACTGTTCTTTGTGTGGCGCAGATCAAACAGATTGGGAAGCGTTGAGTAATACGCAAAAAATGGTCAGAGCATTAATACTAATAGCACAATACAAGGTTCATGAAGATTTGAAGAAGCAACCGTTTAAAAATTAAACAACCAAAGATTTGGCCCTCTCAAGTATCTATTCATTACTGATACAAAAGGTTTGGTGCTGGCGCGACGTATGCTAACGTTAATAATGGCTGAACCAAAAGCAAAGTTATTCTATTTTAGATCAGATGGTATTGGGCCTTATAAGGCAGACCATTGGTTCTCATACATCATTGGAGCCAAGGATAATTACGTGATGCATGAATGGTCACCTGCCGAAGGTAATCATACATCAGGTGCTGGAACGCGTTCATATACCGTGAAAGAGTTTATGAATGAACCTGAATTTAATGGACGGCCAAAGATCAAACTACAAGAGCTGCTGCGTAATCAATAGCACATAACTCCTTCCAGCTATTTTGAGCCGAACGAATTGCTTCCAGTTCCCAGTCAATTTCACCTGTGAGCTACTTATTTTTGATTTTAGTTTCGAGAAGTTTTTGCTGCGCCTTGCTGTCCAGCCACGACGTAGCAAGTCCAGTCACGCTGGATAAGATTTGTCCGATCATGCTGAGAACTTTCTGTTAGGTGATTTTAAAAGTTTGCAGTTACTGTTAGTTTAAAATTCACAGTGGAGAGACTTATGTACTGTCGTGTCGTGCACATTAAATTCGTTTCAGAAATTCAGATGAAAATGGTCACAACATATATGGAGCATACAATGCTTCCACGTAATTTAGCGGCAGGGCAAATCTCTGGTGAAGTTTTTAAAATCTCCGAAACTGAAGTTTTCACGGTTTCCAAGCATAAAAACAAAATCAGTGCAGATAAGGTTATGGCCCTAATGCAAGAAGAATTAAAAGAAATTGCATCTGGAAGCAAAATGACCAAATTAGAAGGTCCACTTTTGATTACAGCTTCACCTGCGTGATTACTTTCACTCTCCAGCGCATAGGTACAGTTTCTGTACTGGCGGCATAGATCGCGTTTGTTAACATTTCTGGATTAACCAACAGGGAAAAGTAAATGTCCAATACTGCGCTGATGAACTACTCGACACGCGATTTTGCCAACAATGAAGACTTGAAACTTTATCTGGAGCGACAAGACGCGGCGTTTTCACCAGAAGTGACAAAGCTTTTTACGGACGCTGTTATGTTGCGAAGAGTTGTGACGCGGATTTGGAACAAACAACACGCTTTTCGGGTTGGCATATTGTTCGAGTACCGCGATCAAGCTGCTTTTGAAAACTGCAAACCCCTCCTAGAGCAATAATATCTGTCAGCCGTCGAGGGTCTTGCAACTAAAGTAGAGGGTTCCCGTGGAGTGGTTGTTCACGAATTTATCTCAGATGAGTTTTATGACTAATGACTAACTACTTCTTAGCAACCCCACCAGAAAAGCCGAAGTAAGCACCAACCAGTGCCGATAGCGATCCACACATCTAATCAGCACCGCATCTGCTTCGGCCATTCTGGCGAGGACTATCAACACTGCAATCGTAGACAAGATCATCATACCAAGCGCAGTTCACGCCATGCGACGTTTGTTGACTTGGTAGGCTTGTTTATCAGGTATGAGTTCGTTCATGTTTCAATCCATCCCATGTAGTAGAGCCACGCCCCTGCTCCGCTGATTGCGGCAACGATGAGCAGCAGGATTGCGAAGACGGTCATTATCAATTCAGTGCGCTCTTCAGCTTCTTTCTGTGCCTGCCGTTCAGCTTCCTTACGCTGCGCAATGACTTCACGGCGTATCTTCAGCAGTTCCTGATAGGCAGAGAAACCTTTGTTGTTGACGATAAACTCACGCAGTTCAGCTTCGGCGGTCTTTGCATTCTGTGCCTGCGTCCAAGTCGCCAAAGCCTCTTCGTTTGCGGATGCAAAAACACCATTCTTTTTCTTTGCGTGAGCCTTCTTTGCACCATCGGTGGCATCAAAAAACCCAGCGATCTCTTTCGACAGATTGTGCAGTTGCTTACCCGCAGCTACACCTGTCTTGATCGCCGCCAATGCTGTTAGCGGGTCCATGGGTCACCTTTTTTTTACAAATGGTTCGTTTTGTGCTACACAGTCAGTACAGGATGGCGGCCTCTGCTGAACCGACAATCCAGAAGATGTCCTAGTGTATCCACAAGTGGTCCAAGTATACCGCCATCCGACCTAAGGCATCCGCGTCAGCACCATCACAAGCATTGCAATGATTGATGCGGATGCACCGATCATTATGGCCTCCAGTCGTTTCACACGGGCAAAGACTTCGCGAAACTGGATTTTTACTTCTGTCTTAATTTCGGCCACCTGTATTTGGAGATCATCAATGCGTTCATGTGCGGATGCCACTGTTCGTTTGTCCATGTGCGCCTCTAGTATTTAATGCAGTAAAGTAACGCGATGTTGCGGGGTCTAGCGGCACCAGATCAGTAACATCACCACGACCATTACGCAGTATAAGAGTAACTGATCGTCCACCTGTCAGCACCTGTTCATACGAATACTTACGCCACTGAAAAGACGATGTTGTTGGATTGATTGCACGGTTCAGCCAAGCACCAATGCCATCTGTGACACGCTGGTTCCCGCGATATACTTCTAAAGGCAGGCTGGCCAATGTTCCTGAGATAAAATTAACCGCAGCCCATACCGCGGGCACGCCGAGCGCGTTGTCGATATTGACGGTCACGCCAGCGGAGGATTGAAAATCGCCCCACCCCATAATGTGCAAAAAGTTTTCAGCAGACACAGGGGAATTAGGGTTTTCGAGTGAACGCACCTCAGCTTTTTTAAAGTTGTCAAACAGACCCATGGTGTGGTTTCCTTTAAGTCAGGGAGTTTGAAAATGAATAAACGGCGCGTAATGCAACTGCGAAAGCAGCTTGCAAAAGAGTTCAATGATACAACTGGTTTGTCACCTGATAACCGTCACGAATGGGAGCAATGGCTTAAGCAAAATGGCCACTGGCCGATAATCCCCAATAAAAAACAAACAACCGCGCAACCATTCTGTGTTCAGGTTGCAGACAAGATTGTTAAAGCCGAATACCGTGACGACTAACTTGGGTGCCATTCTTCATTGTATAATCTGGCCCATCTTGATTTCGATTACACTACTCGCGATTGAAGGCAAGCTGATCGGTACTTGGTATTACGACGACTTCGTTGGCCCAGCACATACACTATGGTTTTTAGGTATGTGGTTGCTAGGTATTGTGCCTTTTTTAATTATCGTTGCGGCAGCTCATTTTTTTAAACGTATTCTTAAACTGCCAACTTAAAATCTGGATCGTCCCACGGCGAAGTTGGTTGTATTAAGTCGTCCGCACTCATGCACCCTAACGCCATCGCCAGAGCAACCAGTCCGTCGATTTTACTGTTGCTGTAACAACACATACATTTTTCTCAAATGTTTATCGATACGATTTTTGTACAAAAATGTGCTAATATTAAAATAAAACAAAATCTAAATTGAGGCAGCCCAGTGACTTTTGTAACGCAGAAATTGCGCACTATTAGGTTTTTTGAATTAGCTAATACGCAGAGTTTGACCAATCCAAGACTGCAACGCTTTGCTTTGGCATTTATTGTATTGTTTCCTGAATTACCGATATTTGTTTGGTACTTAGCGACGCATGTTTAACAAACATTAAACTGCCAACTTAAAATCTGGATCATCCCAAGGCGACGTCGGCTGCACTGCGTCTTCTGCACTCATGCATCCCAACGCCATCGCCAAAGCAACCAGTCCGTCAATTTTTGAGTAACTTTTGGCTTTGTGCAGCTTCCTGTTTCCAGCAGGATCAGATTGCACGACCGCACCCGCCGCGCACATGTTTAAGATTGGGTTGCCACCGTGGCACAGCTTGCGCTCTGCGACTAAGCGTTCGAGTTTATCTACGGCTGGCGACATGTCGCGAAAACCTTGGCCAAACGGCTGCATCGGTATCTGTGCGCCAATGTTGTCCAACTCGCGGGTAAAGTCATTGATGCGCCAGCGGTCATAAGCCAGCAATTGCAGATCATAGGTGTCGGCCAGTTCGGCAACAGTCTGTGCGACGACTGCAGGCTGTATGACTGGCCCGTCTATCGTTGTTAGGTATCCTTGGTCGGCCCAGAGATCATAGGGAGTTTTCTCTGCTTGGGATTTATCGCGCAGCCCATCGGAAGGGAGAAAGAAATGAGGCAGCACGTGGTATCTGTCGGATTTAGGGAAAACGAGAACGAGAGCGGTTAAATCGCGGCTCGCCGACAAGTCCAATCCAGCAAAGCAATAATCTCCAGGCACGACTTCGGGATGCGCAGAATTAGCCTCCCACTCTGCCCGTGAAAGGAAAGGCGACTGCGCCTCAATCCGTTGATTGAGATACAACCAGCGGAATGAGTTAGCCTTTGCAGGCAGACGTTCTGCTTGCTTGGCAAAATCTTCAATATCAGTAAGCGATCTGAACTGCGCCATTGCAGGGTTCGCTGCGGCCCAGGCATTTCGATCTGTGATCTCACAATCTTTCGGTGCGGTGTATAGATGCGACACGATCCTTGGATCAGCAGAGTTCGCAGCATCGTCCAGCCACAGCGAGAACAAGTCACCGTCCGTGGCGGCTTGGGTGCTGATGGCGATCAAAAGAGGATGCAAATGAGCGCCCTGCGCCGTTTCAATAGCCTCCACGAACGGATCGTGAGGACCACGCACCTGCCCGACTTCGTCGAGCACAGCCAAGGTAGGGGATAGCCCGTGCGCGGTCCCCGCTTCAGCAGAGATCGCTTTGTATTCAACATTACAGGGCAAACCGACCAATGACTTCTGGCTTGGTACGATACGCACAATTTTTATCAGCTCATCAGATAGTCTGACCATCTTTTCAGCAAGTTTAAAAACCAGTGACGCCTGATCGCGGGATCGCGCACCACTGATGATCTGACTGTTCTGCTTGGCCTCTGGTCCTACCAAATGCGCCAATACAATTGCTGCGATCAGTGCCGACTTGCCGTTTTTGCGAGCCACTGACAGGTAAGCACGGGACGTACCTGCAGGATTATCGTAGACGTCCAAAACAAACTTACGCTGAAAGTCTAACAGCTTAATCGGCTGGCCAACTTTGCTACCTTCTGGGATCAGACAGTAGCGTTCAATAAACTGGCAAACTTTTTCTCCGCGTGTTTTCATTTTATGGTATGCTCACAGCAACTTTCGGGAAACAAAATGAAATACATTTTTTGCTGCAATCTGTTTATTAAGTACCCAAGTTTTAGCCAACGAGGCGATTATTGACTGCATAGCCACTGACGTTACGCATATAGCAGGCTCTAAAGTCGATACTGAAAGCGACTTTGTAAAAGATAATTTGCAGCGCAACTATCGATTGGTAAGGCCAAGCGAAAATACTATTGGAATTATTTGGAATTATGGCCAAGAAAACGAAGACATTTTTTATTTCAATTCCCTAGGTGACAATTGGCCAACTAACAACGATTACGCGTTACAAGATATTATTAGAGATATGTACTTAAAAGTGGATACAAACTTATTTACCAAAGGTGGCGACGCGACACTTGTTGCTTCGGGCTTGCGATTTACTACAGTTTGGTTTTTCAAGTGCAAGATTTGACCCACTGCGGTCTTGCAAGCAAACCATCATCCAACGGATTATCGGCCTCAATGGCTTTGGCAATTAGTGTTTTCTTATTAGCAACGTGAGCCTCTTCGCGCGCCCGCGCGTTGACGCCCAGTGATCGACGAAGCGACAGCAGGTCAGATGTTAGGCTTTTAACGATCCGTGTACGCGGGTTCTCAACGGTCGTGCCGTTTTCGCGCACTGCAATGTAACCCTCTTGACGCAACGCTTGTTGCTCTGCGTTTAGGTCATGCATCGTCCGCGCCATCATTGCTGCAATCTCAAGTGCATGTTCAGTCCATTGACTACGTGCAAACTCACCAATCACGTTGTGATAAAACGGGATGTCTGTGTCGCTCAGTGGCACATTGCTGGGCACAGTGATTGGCACTGCGGACTTCGCCATAATCTGCGCTGCATTCTCTTTGCTGTCGGTGCGTTTACGAGCCATATCGTGAGAAAAATCCTAGTTAGCAGAAAAAGACGACTGGGGACGCCGGTTTGTGTGTTAATGACTTTCGTCTTTGACCCACCCCCTGCCTACATGTAAAATGTCAGGTAGGAGAGGAGTTATGTCTAACAGTAAATTCGCCTTCTTAATTCTCGTTATTGTCGGGGTTGGAGTTATGATCGCTTTTGGACCAAGGTTTTTGGATCAAAAGCAAGTCGAGCGTGATAATAGT